GCACAACGTCAAGGAGAGCAAGGATATGAGCATTGTCAGCCCGAATCGTTACCCCTACGAAACAGTCGCCGCCTCGCAGACCGCACAGGTACTCGGTGGCGTAGGTGCCGTGGGTGACTACCTCCATCGCATCGTGGTTACGGTCACGACGACTGGCACCAGCACGTTAAGCGTTCTGGACGGCAGCACGACCGTCCTGACGATGGCTGCGAACACTCCGGTGGGCGTCTATAGCATTGAAGTCAACGCCGCCTCGGCTACCGGCCCGTGGGCGATCACGACCGGCGCAGGGCTTGCCGTTATGGCTGTCGGATTCTTCACGGCCTAATCATGGAAGGCGTACTGCAACCGGAACTGGAAAAGTATCTCCGTACTATCGCGCAGTACGACAACGAGTTTGCCAAGTGGTCGGCTCGTACCAAGAAGATCGTTAAGCGTTACCGCGACGATAGCCGTGGGCAGGGTGGCAACGAGGCTGCTCGTTTCAACATTCTCTGGTCAAACGTCCAGACGCTAAAGCCTGCCGTCTACGCCAAACTGCCAAAGGCTGACATCAGCCGACGCTTTGGTGACAACGACCCGGTTGGCCGCGTAGCAGGGCAACTGCTAGAGCGGGCGATTGACTTTGAGATTGAGCATTACCCCGACTTCCGCTCCACCATGTCGTATAGCGTGGAGGATCGGTTCCTCGGTGGGCGTGGCACGGCATGGATACGGTACGAGCCGCACGTTGCACCCATCGGCATTGAGGACGATGGCGTATCCATCACCTCTAACATTGAGCAGGGTGAGGGTGCGCCGCCCAACCTAGAACAGATTGAGTACGAGTGCGCCCCGACCGATTACGTTCATTGGCGTGATTTCGGTCACTCACAGGCACGCACATGGGAAGAAGTCACCTGCGTATGGCGCTGGGTGTACATGAGCCGTGAGGCGCTGGCAGAGCGGTTTGGCGACGAGATGGCTCGCAAGATACCGCTAGACCAAGGCCCAGAGCCGCTGAACGCCTACAACGAGGCCAAGCGCACCTATAACCGTGCCAAGATTTGTGAACTGTGGGACAAGGAAACCGAGAGGGTGTACTGGTTCTGCAAGGGAATGCCGCAGATCATTGACGTTCGTGATGATCCGCTCGGCCTTGAAGGGTTTTTCCCCTGCCCGAAACCGCTTTTTGCCACGACGACTAGCGACACGCTAGTGCCGGTGCCTGACTTCCTGCTGTACCAAGATCAGGCGATGGAGTTGGACATCTTGTCTGACCGCATTGATGGCTTGGTCAAGGCGCTGCGTGTGCGTGGCGTGTATGACGCCAGCCAACCTGCGCTGCAACGCCTAATGACGGAGGGCGACAACAATGCGCTTATTCCAGTTGATAAGTGGATGGCTTTCAGCGAGAAAGGCGGCCTTAAAGGCAGCATTGACCTTCTCCCGCTGGACACGCTCGCCAACGCCCTCCTCAACTGCTACCGAGCAAGAGAGGACATCAAGTCCCAAATCTACGAAATCACGGGTATCTCGGACATCATCCGTGGGACATCCTTCGCGTCGGAGACTGCAACGGCGCAACAAATCAAAGGGCAATACGCGGGATTGAGACTGCGTTCTATGCAGGAGGACGTAGCCCTGTACGCCTCTGAATTGATACGCCTTAAGGCACAGGTCATGTGCCGACACTTCCAGCCCGAAACGATCCTTGCCTACGCTGCTGCGGGGCAAATGTCGCCAGCGGATCAACAGTTGATCCCGCAGGCGCTGGAACTGCTGAAAGACAAGCCGCTGCGGAACTTCCGCGTGGACATCGCTGCCGACAGTCTTGTGATGCTGGACGAAAACCAAATGAAGCAAGACCGTATGCAGTTCTTGCAGGCATTTGGCGGCTTCCTCGCCCAAGCCTTGCCGGTTGGTCAGGCTAGCCCGCAGATGGTGCCGATGATGATGGAGTTGCTGCGCTTTGGTATGCAGGCGTTTAAGGCTGCACGACCAATTGAAGGGCAGATTGACTCCACGTTGCAGCAGTTGCAGCAGGCCGCCGCCCAACAGCAACCGGATGGCGAGCAGCAAGGCAAGCAGGCCGAGTTGCAGCAGAAGGGCCAGATGGAAGCGTCCAAGATGCAGATGGAATCTGCGCTCACGCAAGCCAAGTTGCAGCATGAGATGCAGATGGAACAACTGCGTAACCAAGCCAAGATGGCGATGGAACAGCAGAAGATGGACTTTGAGGCACGCTTGAAGGCGGCAGAACTGCAACAGAAGCAGGCTGCTGACCGTTACAAGGCCGACCTTGACGCCCAGACCAAGCTCATCATCGCGCAGATGGGCAAAACCATGCCAACCCCCTCATTTGAGCAATGAAACGCACCTACGTTTTTATAGACGGCGAGTTTGTAGAGCGTAAAAAGGACGCCAGGGGGCGTTATCACTACGTCATGCCCGACATCGTGCCGTACAAAAGCATGATTGACGGCAAGATGGTCACCTCGCGCTCGGAACACCGACGCCACCTCAAGGCCAACAACTGCATTGAGGTCGGCAACGACGACCCGAGCAAGCACATCAGGCACGAAAAGCTTGTAGACACGCGCCTTGAGCGCATCAAGCACATCGTCAACACCCGAATGACCAACGAGCAAGCAGATCGCATACTGCGCGACCTGCGCCAACACGCGAATTTCACCAATCCCCACAGGAGAGGCTAACGTGGACGAGCAGATGGAACGAGATGAAGCCCCACAGGCTGACGTAACTGACCGCCGAGCGATTCTTGAGCAGAGTTTAGAAGCGGCAGAGCGTGGCGAACCCATTGAACCCGTTGCCCGTGACGGCAAGGGGCGTTTCGCTACGCCAAAGGCCGAGGAACCTGCTGACGAACCGCAGGCAAATGAAGAACCGCCCGTCTGGAAGCGTCCCCCGGCGTCGTGGAAGAAGGATTTCCACGAGGTTTGGCAGAAAGCCGACCCCAAGATGCAGGAATACGCATGGCAGCGCGAGGAGCAGATGCGTGCGGGCGTGGAACCGCTGCTCTCCAAGGCGCAGTTTGCCGATGCGATGCAGGAAGCCATCTCCCCGTATATGCAGACGATACAGGGGCTTGGCTTAACGCCTGACAAGGCTGTGGCCGCGCTGATGGACGCTGACCACAAACTGCGTAACAGCGACCCGCAAGCCAAGTTGCAGTATTTCGCGCAATTAGCGCAGTCCTACGGCATCAACCTTGGTGCAATGCAAGGCCAGCCCGCCCAACAGGGTCAGGCAGCACCGCAATCGGTTGATCCGATGGTGTGGCAGTTGCAGAACGAATTGAACAAAGTCCGTGGCGAGGTCATGGGCTGGAAACAACAGCAGGAGATGGTGGAAAACCAGACCCTGCTAAACGAAATCAACCAATTTAGTTTGAAGGCCGAGCATTTTGAGGATGTCCGACCGGCGATGATCCAACTCCTACAGAGTGGGATGGCGCAGACGTTGGATGAAGCCTATGAGAAGGCCATCAGACTTGACCCTAACTTGTTTGAGCAGGTGAGCAAGGCCCAACAGGCCGAGATCGTTGCCAAACAAGCCAAAGAGGCCAATAAGGCTGCGAAAGCGGCCAGAGCAGCAGCGGTGAGTGTCAGAAGCGCCACACCCGGCGTGAACACGGCTCCCAAGGCGGCAAATCGTCGCGCACTCCTAGAGGAAGCATTTTCCGAAACAGAGTCGCGTTTGTAATTAACTGATGAAGGAGTAATCAAATGGCATTTGCCAACTCAAGCATCAGCGACATCATTGCCACGACTATTCAGAGCCGTAGCGGTGAACTCGCTGACAACGTGACGAACAACAACGCGTTGCTTCGTCGCCTCAAGGAGCGCGGGAACGTCAAGACGTTCTCGGGCGGTAACGTGATTTTGCAAGAAATCATGTACAACGATCCGACCACCAACAACACGAATTCCTACTCGGGATACGAGGTGTTGAACGTCGGCCAGAACAGCCCGATTTCGTCGGCGCAGTTCAGCATCACGCAGTACGCTTCTGCCGTGACCATTTCGGGTCTGGAGATGATCCAGAACTCGGGCAAGGAGGCCATCATTGACCTTCTTGACGGTCGCATGGAAGTTGCGGAAGCCCA